TGCTAAAAACGTAGGGCGTTGGAGCTTATTAAGGGATTGACAGGTGACGACTCTTTCCCGATGAGCAAGGTTTGATTCCTTGCCAGTGACTTAGGTGTTTCACCACCGTTAAGCGTGAACGAATGATGCAGCAACCGAGCATTCCCATCTGCCAGGCATGGAGTAACAGTGGGTTCCATAATGGAGTAAGGTTGCTTAATACATATTTGGTTAGATGGTCGGAGTTAGTAATTAAACTAATTCCACGATGACTGGGATAGAATCGGTAACCCTGTCTATCCAATACATATGCAAGATCGCTTCGGTGGTCTTTTTATTTTGGCCGAAAACCTACATTTTCGATGGCCGATTATTGGAGGAAAAATAATTATGGACGATGAATTAATTAGTGAAGCTAGAAAGATAGCAATTGACTTTAACGGGGTTGAACAAAAATTAAAGCCAGTTCATTTACAACACAGAATGCGAATTGGAATTAACAGAGCAACAAAGCTATATGAGCAGTTAAAGAATGAAGGCTTAGTTTAGCAGTCTCCTCGTGAGGCTGTTTTTATTTTGCGTACAAAAATAGACCGCTGTTTCCGCAGCGATCTATCCGTGGAACGTAAACAATTTATTAATGTTGACACAGGAAAATTATATCATTGTAACGCTTACACGACAATTGGAAAAGGAATATACAAATGAGAAACTATTGGTATGTATCATTAAACAATAAATACCCGCTGCCGATGAAAGGACAGCATAAACGTGTAGTGATGTCTATTCAAATGAAGGCGAAGTATTCGGTTGTAGAAATGACCAGGGAAGCAACGCCAGTAGAGGTTGATCAGTGCAAGATGGTCTATTGTGGGTTTGGTTATTGGAAAGAGGATCATATCCAAGAGAACATCAGGAAATACATATAGAGAGGTGGTGGCGTTGATGTGGCAAACTTAACCACAAGACAAAAAGCTTTTGCAGATGAATATATTATTAATGGTGGTAATGCCACACAAGCCGCCATCAAAGCTGGATACAGCAAAAAAACTGCCGAAGCAACAGCAAGTCGACTGTTAAGAAATGTTAAGGTCGTGGAATATATCGCTAACAAGGTAGCTCCTGTCATTGAAAAGCGAAATACGGATGTACAAGAACAATTGAATAGTCTTTTGGATATATACGACGGGAAAACGATGATCAGCCGTAGCAAACAAATAGACCACTTAGAGGGCGATAAAATCGTTAAAGATATGACGTACGAATACACCCCAGATTTAGAGAATAGATTAAAAGCAATTGATCTATTTTTGAAGTATGCTAGTCCGTTGTTAAAAGCGCAGCTTGAAAAAGCTCAAGCAGAAGCAGCGATTCTTCGAGACAAAGCTAATAAATTGTCAGAAGATGCTCAACAAAATGAGTTGCTTGATGCTTTAGTGAATCTTCCAATTGAGGAGAGTGATATAGATGTCGATAGCATTTAGCCCAAAACAGGTGGATAACATCGGATCTGATATCACTGGAGTTGAATTTGAATTGAACGAGGGTACGATCCGATCGGGTAAAACCATGAGTGATATTTTCAAGATGGCTCGTATCTATGCCAAGTCACCAGACAGAGATCATCTAGTATTAGCTTATAACCAAGAGCAGGCTTATCGAATGTTCATTGATGGCGAAGGATTCGGTTTGATGAATATATTCAAAAATAATTCAGAAATTCGGCATAACGAAAATGGTGATCACCTTTGGATTAACTTTGGTAAAGGAAATGAAAAACGAATTTACTATAAAGGTGGAGGGAAAGTAAATGCTGTCGGTAGTATAACTGGTATGTCTTTTGGAACCGTCACTTTTTTAGAGTTTAATTTATTAAACAAAGAAGTGATAGCCGAATCATTCAGGCGAACACTGGCCAGCAAGATGCGGTTTCATTTGGGTGAACAAAACCCACCAGCTCCCAATCATCCGAATTTAGAACTATTGAACCAGTTCGAGAAAACAAACACTTATAGATTCAGACATTGGCGTCCAACTGATAACCCCATATTAACTGGCGAACGTTTAAAGATGTGGAAACAACAATGCGAAACGTCTGATTATCTACTTAAGCGGGATTGGAGAGGCGAACGAGTCATGCCAGAAGGTGTCATCTACTCAATGTTTGATACAGATAAGCATATGAAGAATGCAATTAAAGGCAGACCGATTGAAACGTTCTTTGTTGCTGATGGAGGTCAATCAGATGCTACGACCTGTACTTTCTGTTTAGTGACGTTTGATAGAGGACAGTATTATTTATATCAACTAGCGAACTATTACCACAGTGGAGCAGATACAGGCGTTGTGAAGGCTATGAGCACCTATGCAAAGGATATCAAACTGTTTAAAGAATGGTGTTACTCAAAATGGAACTATCCGCATTATAATTATTTCTTTGTCGATCCAGCTTGTAAGACTTTAAGAGAAGAACTACATCTTATTGGAATTATGACAGATGCTGCAGACAATAACTCCCGTGACAAGATTAGTAGTAACGGTATGAGAATAGAAGTTGGAATCGAGCGAGTGCAGAATCTTTTGACAAAAGAGGTTCTATTTTTATATACCGGCCAAAATGAATACGATTTTTATAATGCAATTAAAGAAATAGGTATGTACGTTAGAAAAGATAACGGGTTGCCTATAGATAAATACAATCACTATCTCGATACATTGAGATATGCAGGAAACTACTTCACGAAAACATATCTCATCTAGGAGGTGGAGGAATGTTCGAAAGATTAAAGACTTTATTCAGAATTGGAGGTGCAAAAGTGGGAGTTGTACAAACGTTAAATGATATTACTGATCATCCTAGAATATCTGTAAACGCTAATGAGTTTGACCGTATTCGTGATAATAAACGAATTTATAAAAATGCATTTCCTAATGTGGAATATATCAACAGCGACGGACTATCTAAAAGCCGTCCATTTCACTCGTTAAACGTTTCTAAAGTCGTCGCAAGGAAACTATCGAAATTAGTTTTTAACGATGGTTGTGACATTAGCGGGGACAATGAGGATGCAGATAAATTTCTTCAAGAAGTATTCAACGATAATAAATTTAGAAAGAACTTTGGGGAAGAGTTAGAAGCTGGGTACGCTATCGGTGGTTTGGCTTTGCGTCCATATGTTGATACGAATACCGGGAAAATAAGGATTTCGTATTGTCGAGCTGACACCTTCTATCCCTTGGAATCGAACACGAATGATATTTCAGAGGCGGCAATCGCTACTGTTACTCAACAAACAGAAGGTCAAAAGACCGTATATTATACGTTGTTAGAATTTCATGAGTGGGAAGATGGTACCTATTGGATTCGCAACGAGTTGTATCGATCAGATGAACAAAATCAAGTAGGCGTTAAGATATCCCTGAAATCATTAGACAAATACAAAGACTTGCAGGAAGAGGTAGCAATGCCTGGCTTTAGTCGACCACTTTTTGTTTATATTAAACTCGCAGGTAAGAATAACTTTGACCTTAACAGCCCGTTAAGTCTGGGTGTCATCGACAACGCAAAACGCCAATTAATTGATATTAACGAAAAGTATGACGAATTCATGTGGGAAATTGAGGAAGCGAAACGAAAGATACTCGCTTCTGATCATTTCTTTAAAGTTCGCTATGACGAAAAGGGAAACCCTGTTAAGCGTTTCGATAGTAAAACAGGAGTATTTCAACGGTTGAAATCGGATGAACCATTTATTGACGAATTCTCACCGTCATTACGGTCGACTGAGTTTATTGCAAGTATAAATTTCATTCTTCGTATCATTGAGTTGCAGACGGGCTTTTCAAGCGGGACATTTAGTTTTGATGGTCAGTCAGTTAAAACAGCGACGGAGATCATAAGTGAGAACTCTGAGACGTTCTCTACTCGTTCAGACAACGTTTTGATCGTTGAGGAAGCATTGAAGGAATTGATTACAACTATCTTCGAGTTAGCAGATGCCTATGGATTATACAGTGGCGCGGCTGAAGTCGGAGTAAATATCGATTTCGATGACGGTGTTTTTCAATCTCAAGATGAGAAAGCCGATTATTATTCAAAATTAATTACTGCTGGTTTAACATCCAAACTGAATGCTATTCAAAAATTAACTGGTGTTACAGAGAAAGAAGCAATAAAGCTCGTTTATGATATTCGTGCGGAAAATCTAGAAATGGATTATTCAAGACAAGAAGAAGTTTCAGCGAGTAAGCAGCTAGGAGATGAAGAATAATGTCAGACCAATTACTTGAGTGTGGTAAATGTGGACAATTAACACGGCTCATTCGCAGAACAGAGAAAATAGGCAATGGAGTTTTTCATGAATTTGCTGAGTGTGAAAAATGTCAGGGCAATACGACGATTTTTTATTCTGACAAAGAAATCCGATCTCTGCTAGTTAAGCAGCAAAATACGAAGCCAGGGAAGTATCGGACAAAACTTGCTGCTGAGATTCAAAATAAAATGAATCGATTGAGGCAGGAAATGGAGTGATAGCATGATCACACCTCATCAATTAGATTTATGGTCTAGCAACATGGCACACCTCTATCAGTCGTTAGAGGGAGAACTGATACGTCTAATCGCAAAGCGTTTGAATTCAGGTCATGAAAATATTCTGGATTGGCAACGTGAAAAGCTTCAAGAACTGCATCTTTTCAATAAGGATGCAATCAAGGCCATTTCTCAAATTACCGGAATTGCCGAATCAGAAATAAAACGAATGTTCGAGGGTTCGGGAGAGAAAATTGTCAAAGATGTTGATGGTCAGCTGCCTTATGAACCATTACCATTTCCGAGTGATCTTGACAACATAATGAAGGCTTACCACGACCAAGTTTGGAGCGATATCAACAATTACGTGAATCAAACACTATTATCAACAAACTTTGGATACGGAACTGCTACGACTAAAATGTACAACGATATAGTGAACAAGACGACTGCTGCATTTAACAGCGGTCTTTTTACATTTGAGGAGGCACTCGAAAGAACAATTCAAGAATGGGCACAAAAAGGAATTCGATCAGCGTTCGTTGATAAAGGCGGGCATTCGTGGAGCCTAGAACGATATGTTAGAACGGTTTTAAAGTCCACGCTTGGAAATACGTATGACAAGTTAAGAAAAGACCGTATGAGCGAATATGGCGTGCATACGGTGCTCGTAACAAGTCACATGGGTGCACGACAAGCTTGTTCGAGAATTCAAGGCCACGTCGTTGATTTAAGAGAGTCTTTGCCCAGTGGGAGTGAATACAAGAGTATTTACGATCCTTATTGGCAAGCAGAGTACGGAACACCAGGAGGGCACCGGGGAGTTAATTGCAATCATTTACACATTCCCTTTATTCCAGGAGTAAATGAGAATAATCAGCCCCGCTATGATGCGAAAGAAAACGAGAAAGTTGCTGAATTAATGAAACGTCAGCGCAACCTAGAAAGACAAATCGTTAAGTTCAAAAAGAATCAAATGGTTTCAGAAGCATTAGGGCACACTGATAATGCGAAAACGTGGGGGCAAAAAGTCAGAGGATCTCAGGCCAAGATGAGAGAGCTTATTGCATCTAATGAGTATCTAAGCCGAAATTATCCACGAGAGAAAGTTTACACGCCTATAAACACATTGCTCAAAGATTTCAGGTACGACGATTTTTAATGTTTTATTAGACCTGCTCGGATGTCTCTAAAAGACGGCTCAAAGTGGGAGTTGCCACTCTAAAAACACTTAGGAGGAAAGCAATATGAATAAAGAAGATTTAATTGCATTAGGAATTGAGGAAGATGTTGCTAAAAGCGTGATGGCATTGCATGGAAAGACGGTCACAAATTTGAATGCGAAGGTAGCTACCGCAGAAAGTGAACGTGACAATGCTAAACAAGAATTAGCGACGAATCAAACAGAATTGAATGCTTTGAAAGAGTCAGCTCAAGGAAATGATGATTTAACTCAAAAATTAGCCGATTTGCAAATAAAATTTGACGAAGCGAAAACCAATTCTGAGAAACAACTATCGGAACAACAAAAGGACTTTGCTATCAAATTGGCCCTTAATGAAGCGCAAGCACTAGATAACGATATCGTTCTAGGTCAGTTAGATAAAGAGACGATCAAAGTAGTCGATGGCAAGTTACAAGGGTTTGAAGAGCAACTGAACGGATTAAAAGAAAACAAAGCATTCTTGTTTCAAAATAGCGACCCAAACCCTGATCCCGAACCAAATCCAAAACCGCAAATCGTTCCTGGTGGCAATCCTTCGGGCAGTCAGAGCGGTGGCAAAACGATTGTACAAAAAATTCAAGAAAGATTAGGTGAATAAATATGGCTTTAGTATTAGATAGTAAAGATTTAGCAACGATTGATAAAGAGTTTCGCGCAGATTCACAGGTATGGGATGTCTTAACTCAAGGAGCAAAAAGTATTACTGCTGCCGATTTTGTGGGAGCAAATGAAGTACGTATCAACAAAATGTCCGGGTTTATGGAAGCGACTGAGTATATTCGTAATGGTGAAAATGCTCGTAACCAGATTAGCATTGCTAAGGAAACGATCAAATTAACACATGAAGACTGGTTTGGTTATGATGTTGACCAATTGGATCAATCAGAAAGCGCAGCATTGACAATCAATAACGTTGTGACAGAACACAAGCGCTTGATCACGGTACCACATCGGGACAAAGTGGCGGTTCAAGTAATGTTTGACAATGCTGGTAATAAAGTTAACGAAACATTAACAGAAGATACGATCCTAGCTGCTTATGATGCCGCAGAAGAATATATGACGGATAATGAAGTTCCAGGCGGATACGTGATGTTTGTTTCTGCAGCAACATATCGCTTGTTGAAAAATGCAAAAGGCGTAAGCAAAACATTCTCTACTAACCAAATGCAAGTCAATGGAATCAACCGTACAGTTGCTCAAATTGATGGTGGAGTACCTATCCTAAAAGTTGCCAAAAACCGCATTAACGGAATTGGCATCAAAGATACAATCAACTTCATTATTACTCCGTTAACTGCAATTGCTCCAATTGTTAAATTTGGTACTGTTGACACAGTTCCAGCTTCACAAGACCGAAGCGGATACCGTGACACTATCAAAGGTTTGGACTACTACGATGCAATTGTATTTGATAATGCTAAGAAAGCAATTTACGTTTCATACGCCCCAAAAGCGTAGACCCATCCGGCGTAACCTTAAATAAAACAACGGCTACGCTTGCGGTGGGAGCCACAGAAACATTATCTGCTACTGTAGCGCCAGAAACGGCAACCGACAAATCGATTCAATTTACTTCAAGTAATGAAACGATCGCAACAGTAACACCTGTTCAAGGGAAAGTGACAGGAGTCAAAGCGGGCACTGCAACAATCACAGCGACAACCACAAATGGAAAAACAGCTACTTGTGAAATCACAGTAACTGCACCAAGCGAAGGATAGTTTAGTAGCTATCCTTTTTTAATTGAAAGGAGGCAACTATGAGCTATCTAACATTTGATGAGTTCAAATCAATTACCGGGAAAACCGATGATTATAAAAAGACATTCGAACAGTTTTACTCAAAAGCTGCATCAGTGATCGATAATATCACAAATCGATTTTATCAGATGAATAAGATCGATGAAGATTCGGTCGCTTTTCGGGTTAATCAGTTCAAATTAGCTCTATGCAGCCAAATTGAATACTTTGGCGAGCTTGGAGCAGATACTTTCGAGAGTATTAACAAAGCACCACAGACGTTCTCGGCTGGTCGTACTAGCGTTTCAAACGGGAGTAGATACAACTCGTCCGGAGCAAATGAGAGTAAATCATTAGTAGCCGAGGACATCTACATTTATTTGGAGGGCACGGGTTTGCTTTATCGAGGTGTTGACTCATGTTAATGCCAAAGCCACCTAAAGAGTTTCTTGTGGATTCATTCATCTATAAAGAATATCTAGGTGAAGGCGATTGGAACAAGCCCATTTATGCAGAAGAGAAGGAGATTTCTTTTTGCCGAATTGATCGTGGCAGCCAGTATACTTTTTCAACTAACGGAAAACAACTACTCTATAATGCAGTGATCTTCTGTTATACAGGATTGACCGATCCAATACTCGATTTTAAAGCACAATCATTGGTTATTTATGATGGAATAGAACACACGATAACTAAGGTTGACCGAGTTGCTGAAGCCTATACAGACGGATACATACTCGTATGAGTTAGAGGTGGTCTAATGGGTGTAGAAGTAAATATAAAAGGCGTCCGTGCAAAAGTTAGTCCTGAAGCAATGAAACGTGGAAGGTATGCAATGGGAAATCAAGCAATGGCTGATATGAATCAGTTTGTACCTAGAAAAAGCAACACTCTTCGAACAACCGCACATCTAAAAAATGACGGGAGCGCAATTCTATACGAAACGAAGTACGCAAAACGACAATTTTATTTGAGAGGCAAGAAATATTCCACTCCAGGGACAGGCCCACGCTGGGATTTAAAAGCGAAGAGTTTATATGGACAGTCGTGGAAAAGAGCATTTCTGAAAGGAGCTGGTGTTAACTAATGGATTTCATTAATCGTATTAAAGAGTCAATTAATTCTATTGATGGGCTACCAATCAAAATCCGAAAAGGATACCTTTCTGCAGATGAAAGCCTAGTAATTTATCCATTGCCTGGTGGTCAGGTGATAACTGAGTTTTATGATGGTATCAAGGACCAACAACTGAATTATGAAATTGCAATGAAGTCAAAAGATGGTGATAAAATTGAAAAAGTTTTGTGGCTAATCTCAGATTATTTGGAGCAATTAGAAGAATTAAAGAGTCAAAATGAAACATTTGAATTTAATGGTTTAACGATAACGAGCAAGCCGTTCATCAATGATGCTGATGAACAAGGTTGGTTCGTTTTTTTGTTGGACTTTCAAGCAAAACTAACAACCTTCAAGGGGGAAAAATAATGCTATTAAAAATGAATTTACAAACTTTTGCTCGTAACAAGAATGCGAAACGTGAACACTATTTAGCTGAATACACACCAGGTCAAGAAGCAGCACCGTTAGCTGACGGAGAGAACTGGCTGAGATTAGCAAAGTACATCAGTTCAATTGGGGATGATACTGACGAACAAACAGATGACACAGGGTTCTACGACGGTGACGGCACGCCAGAAACAACCGTAACGGCCGTATCAGGCGCTTACAGTCCAGAGGGTTCTTATGATCCAGAAGACAAAGCGCAAGCTTTAGTTGCCTCTAAAAAGTACAAAATTGGAGAAGGACGCAAAGTGTGGCATAAAGTCGTAATGACGAATGGTGACACATATATTGGACGCGCTACTTTGACCGACATTATCGCTGGCGCTGGTGACGCAACAGAGTACGAAGATTTTAGCTGCACAATCACCTATGATCGTATCCCAGATGTAACGCCAAAAAAATAGCTCCCGATGCTCCAACTATTGAAGTAACGGCCGGTGACGGAAAGGTAAGTTACAAGCTTACTGATCCGTCCGGTGCGTCGGATATTACTGGCTATAAAATATTGTACAGAACTGGATCAGCTGCTTTCGTTGAAAAAGAAGTATCCGCAAAAACTGGTGATATTAATAGTTTAACGAATGGTTCAGAATATGAATTTAAAGCGCAGGCTAAAAATGAAATGGGTTATGGAAAAGAGAGTGCAGTCGTTAAGGCGACACCAAAAACAGCTTAGGGAGGATCAAAAATGAAAGCATTAAAAATTAACGTTGAACGTACAGGGTTCCCGGTTTCATTGGCTGG